AGCGACAGATCACCCCGGCGTAGGAAACAGCCAACGACTGAGGCGCTTGCTGGCCTTAACCTTGATTTTTCGCAAAGTCCAACAGTATGGCAATTTTTACAAGACGACAGTTTCGTGCGTGGCTTGATGGGGCCAGTCGGCTCTGGCAAGACATTTGCTTCGTTAGCAGAGGTGATGCTCCGGGCTGTGAAGCAAGAGCCTTCGCCGATAGATGGGATCAGATATACTCGATTTGCAGTTATCCGAAACAGTTACCCGGAACTGAGGACTACCACGATCAAGACGTGGCAAGAGATCTTCCCGGAAAACGTGTGGGGGCCGATGCGCTGGTCACCGCCGATCACGCACCACATAAAACTGCCGCCTAGAGACGGTGCCGCTGGCATCGACTGCGAGGTGATATTTCTGGCGTTGGATCAGCCACGGGATGTTCGAAAGTTGCTTTCCTTGGAACTGACAGGGGGTTTCATTGATGAGGCGCGTGAACTGCCAAAGGCGGTGGTTGACGGCCTGACATCGCGTGTCGGACGTTACCCCACCAAGGCCAATGCTGGTTGCACTTGGCGCGGCGTGTGGATGAGTACCAACCCGATGGACAGTGACCACTGGTGGCCTAACTTAGCGGAGAAAAATCCGATCCGGGGCAAGTACCCGTGGAAATTTTATAAACAACCCGGCGGCGTCATTGAGGGTACTGCCGAACATGAGGACAATATCTTTGCCGCTGGCAAGCACTGGATCAACAATCCCAAGGCTGAGAACATCAATAATCTGCCAGTCGGATACTACGAACAGCAACTGGCCGGGAAAACGCTTGACTGGATACAATGCTACGCCGGGGCGCAATACGTCTATGTGCAAGACGGCAAGCCCGTCTGGCCTGAGTATAGTGACAGCGTCATGTCCGGCGATGTCGAGATAGAACCCGGCTGGCCCGTGCATATCGGGCTTGACTTTGGTTTGACCCCGGCGGCGGTGTTTGGGCAGAAAATGCAGAACGGGCGCTGGAATGTCGTGCATGAACTGGTAGCGTTTGATATGGGCCTTGAACGGTTCTGTCATCACCTGCTGGCCGACATACAGACGATGTTTCCGAAATCTGACGTGTTGGTCTGGGGTGACCCGGCAGGCGTCAAGCGCGATGAAATATTTGAGGTGACGGCGTTTGAGCATTTGAAAACGATGGGCCTACATGCCCGGCCCACTAGCACCAACGACTTTAAGGTGCGGCGCGAGGCCGGGGCAATGCCGATGAACAGGATGGTTGACGGCAAGGCCGGGCTAATTGTCAACAGCAAATGCACCCGTGTTAGAAAATCGCTAGCTGGCGGCTACCATTTCAAGCGCGTTGCGGTTGGTGCCGGGTATGAGCGGTTTAGAGACGCGCCGAATAAAAACGAACACTCACACGTTGGCGATGCGTTTGGCTATTTAATGCTTGGCGCTGGCGAGGTGCGGAGCATCACGCGCAACAGTCAATTCAGCAAACAGTTTAAACAGCTAACAGCCAATGCAGACTTCAGCATCTTTTAATGATTTATCGACAAACCGCTATGTGCAGATTGTGCCATTTCACTGGGCGCACCCGCGTGTAATGGATTTGCGGCCATTTGACCGCGAATACTACGATGCCGTGCCTGACTACGATGAAATGCTTAAATCATTTCAGGCGGCGGGTGACGCCTGCACGGCGCTTTATCGCGGTAAGATAGTCGCCTGCTTCGGCACAAACATACTGTGGCCGGGTATGGGCGAGGCGTGGTTGCTGACGGGCAAGCAGATTAATACCTTGGCTGTATCACTTACGCGCACAACGCACCGCTATTTCAACCAACTTGCTACCACAAAGGGATTGAAGCGGTTGCAGTTAACGGTAAATGCTGAGAATGAACTTGCAGTCAGGTGGGCAGATGCGTTAAAATTCACTCGCGAGGGGTTGTTGCGTAATTACGGCCCCACTGGCGCTGATCACATTATGTTTGCGAGGATTTACGAATGACGGCTTTGTTTAAGACGCCGAAGATGCCAACGCCGCAACAGGTGGCACCACAAGTAACCGAAGCACAAGAACGCCAAGAAGAGCGCTTACAGGCGCAAGAGGATTTGCAGAAACGTCAGATGGCGGCGCGGCAACGCGCCCGGCGGCGTGGCGGTTCGCGTCAATTATTAGCCAGTGTTCGCGGCGGTTCAGCCGATGAAAAAACCACGTTAGGGGTGTAATTGTGAGCGGATTAGGCGGTAAAAAAATTTTAATGAAAGCTGTTGGCATTAAAAAAGAGCCGGAAACTGGAGTTGGCGCTAAAGCGATTTTGAAAAAGGCGGTGGGTATTGATAAGGATAAAAAAAACAAAGCTACTGTTGCAACGTCTGATGCAGAAAAAAAACGCAAACAACGTGTTTTGTTAACATCAAACTCGCAAAAGCCAAGCCTTGAAAAACCGAAAGTTACTTTAGGAGTATAGTTATGGGATCTGCTGGAAAGGCAATTACGAAGCTTGCAAAGTCTGTTGGCGTTGTTAAAGAGGCGCCACAGCCAAGCCAATTAGCAGAGCCAACACCGACAACACCCGAAAAAGTCGAAAAAGTTGCTATGGCAACGACTGCTGAAAAGGCGGCGGCGGCCAAACGCCGCGCCCGGCGTATGGGTCAGCGTCAATTGCTTTCTGGTGGTAGACTTGGATCTGGTACTGACGAAGAAGGTTTGAAAACCACGCTGGGATAATTTAATGCCGTTAGTAAAAGGCAAGTTAAAAAAAGCCGTCAGCAAAAATATTTCAATGTTGCGGCGAGAGGGTAGACCATTAAAGCAGGCCATTGCTATTGCAATGCAGAAAGCCGGAAAGGAAAAGAAGAATGCCAAAGAAAAAAGGTAAGGGTTACGGCAAGTAATGCCTAAAGAAGTTTGGGACAAAAAACGTCCAAAAGATCTTGGCAAGCCAAAGGGTTTGACGCCAGCGCAAAAGCGTAGTGCTATGAGAGCGGCCAAGAAAGCTGGCCGTCCATATCCAAATCTGATTGACAATATGAGGGCGGCGCGTGGCTAAGACACCAGCTTGGCAAAGGTCTGAGGGTAAAAACCCAAAGGGCGGTCTAAACGCTAAAGGCCGTGCGTCTGCTAGGGCGCAGGGCATGAACCTGAAAGCGCCAGTCAAGAGCGGCGACAACCCACGCCGGGCATCATTCTTGGCGCGGATGGGCAACATGCCGGGGCCGGAGTATAAGAATGGCGAACCAACGCGCCTGCTTTTATCACTTCGCGCTTGGGGCGCGAGTTCAAAAGCAGACGCCAAGTCGAAAGCGGCGGCTATAAGCAAAAGGAATAAGGCATGAGATACAGCGTTGAAGATATCCTAAAGCGCCACGATATTGCCCAGCGCCGCAAAGACAACTGGCGTCAGATCTATGAGGATTGCTATGAGTTTGGCTTGCCACAGCGCAATCTCTATGACGGCTATTACGAGGGCGGTGGTTCGCCCGGCCAAAATAAAATGGCGCGGGTGTTCGACAGTACCGCGATTAACGCGACACAGCGCTTTGCCAACCGCATTCAGTCTGGCCTGTTTCCGCCATACGCGCCTTGGTGCCGCCTAGAGCCGGGGCCGGAGATCCCAGAGGATCGCCGCATTGAGGCGCAAATGGCGCTAGATATGTATGCCGACACAATGTTCAGTGTATTGCGGCAGTCTAACTTTGATCTGGCTATGGGTGAATTTTTGCTTGATCTAGCCGTTGGCACCGCCGTCATGCTGGTACAGCCCGGCGATGACATGACGCCTATTCGCTTTACCGCTGTGCCACAGTATCTGGTCAGCATCGAAGAGGGCGCTCACGGCAAGGTTGACAACGTCTATCGCCGGATGCGTCTGAAAGGCGAAGCCATCACACAGCATTGGACTGACGCCGAAATACCAGAGCGCCTACAGCGCATGATTGACGACAAGCCTACTCAGGAAATCGACTTGGTTGAGGCCACGTTGTATGACGCGGATAGTGGCGAGTATTGCTATCATGTGATTTGGGCAGAGGGCAAAGCCGAACTGCTGAAGCGCTACATGAAATCATCGCCTTGGATTGTGGCACGTTACATGAAAGTGGCGGGTGAGGTGTATGGCCGGGGGCCGCTGGTCACTGCCATCCCAGACATTAAGACGCTGAACAAGACGCTAGAACTGCTATTGAAGAATGCCAGCCTGTCTATTGCTGGCGTCTACACGGCGGCTGATGATGGCGTGTTGAACCCGCAAAATATCCGCATCCAGCCGGGTGCTATTATCCCGGTTGCGCGTAACGGTGGCCCACAGGGCGAAAGCCTGCGTCAGATGCCTCGCTCTGGTGATTTCAATGTGTCGCAGATCGTGATTAATGACCTACGCATGAACGTCAAAAAGATTTTGCTAGACGACACACTGCCGCCCGACAATATGTCGGCCCGGTCTGCGACAGAAATTGCAGAGCGTATGAAAGAACTGGCACAAAACCTTGGGTCAGCGTTTGGGCGCTTGATCACAGAAACTATGGTGCCGCTGGTGTCGCGCATTCTATATATTATGGATGAGCGCGGTCTTATTGAGATGCCGTTGCGCGTCAATGGGCTAGAGGTGAAGGTCACCCCTGTCAGCCCTATTGCACAAGCGCAGAATATGGGCGATATAGAAAAAATAATGCAGTGGGTGCAGATGTCATCAGCGCTTGGCCCAGAGGGTCAGATGGCTGTCAAGACGGGATCTATTGCAGACTATGTGGCTGACAAATTAGGTGTGCCAGCGGATCTACGCACCACACCACAAGAGCGTCAGCAAATGATGGAACAAGCCGCGATGATGATGCAGGCACAAGCGCAAGCAGAGGGTGGTGCGCCAGTTGAGGGAGAGGCACCACCAGAAGGGATGATGTAAATGATACCTGACGGTTGGGCGGGTTTGCAGTTAGCAGATCCAGAAATTTCAAAAAAAGCACAAGTTGATAAAGACGACATTGATCGTCTGTATCTGAGGGTCTTTGGCAGTGACGATGGGCAAAAGTTGCTCACCCATCTGCGATCAGTAACGATTGAACAGCCTACTTGGTATCCCGGTGAGGATGCCAGCCACGGCTATGCCAGAGAGGGCCAGAATAGTCTGGTCAGAGAAATTGAGCGGCGCATGAACAGAGCGAGGACGCTATGAACGATACAGATGGTCTGTTGGCCGAAGCCCAAGTTGAGGGTGACGACAACCAACAGCAAGTCGAAGAAACAACTATTTCACATCAACTGCCTGACAATGAGCCATCGCTAGACAGCGTGACTGTTGCCAAAGAAGATGAGGAAATAGAACTGGCACGTCCAGACTGGTATCCCGAAAAGTTTTGGAATGACGATGATGGCCCGGATCTTGAAAACCTTGTTAAGTCATATAATGAACTGCAAAAAAAGTTTTCTCAGGGAAAACATAAAGCCCCTGAAAACTATGATACGAGTATTTTTGAGCAGGCCGGGATTAGTGACGATGACCCTCTTTATAATGTTTATAGAGACTGGGCAAAAGAAAATGGCGTCAGCCAAGCGGCATTTGAGCAATTGGCTGGAACATTT